CCCAGGATTTTGTCGAACATACCCCCACCCCCCAATTTACTGAGGTGGATTCGAATCCACCTTCCCCCAGCGAAACCACCCCCATGTCTTTTGAAAACGAGGATGGCGGGGGGGATATATTTTTAGAAACAAAGGATGTGGTACATGGCAACATTGCCAAGTGAGGGGGTTTACTTGGCAACATTGCCAAGTGCGAAGAGGGCGCTGAGTCAGCGTGAGCGGGTATTAATAAATCGCGATATGGTAGCTAGGCGTCGGGAGAGGACGTTTGAGGAGTGTATGGAGGTTGGTATGACTGCGGCGCAGAAGGAAGTATTTTTGGTAATAGATGAGTGGTGGAAGGCTCATGGGTTTGGGCCGTCTATACGGGATATATGTCGTATACGTGGGAAGACTGGTATGGGGAATACGAGCGCGATTATTGACCGGTTGGTGAAGTTGGGGGTATTGAAGCGGGTGCGTGGGAGCTTTAGGAGTGTGCGGCCTGTTTATATGAATTTCAGGGATATTGATTGAAAAGCGACATTGTGTCGCATTTGGGGAAGATATGGAGTTTGAGGAATGGAAGGCTCATATAGATGCGAAGGTAAGGGCGCTGGACGAGGCGATAGATATATTGACGACATTACGGGATAGTTATGCGCTTTGTAGCTGGCCGGGCAAGTTAAAGTTGGTGAAAGATAGAGATGGATCTGAGCGAACTGATAAATAAGTTACCGGCGGCGGAGCAGGAGAAGTTGTTCCAACAGGTGACGGAGTACAAAGAGGCGGTTGTGCGGGAGCAGGCGCAGAAGTCCTTTATGGCTTTTGTGAAGGAGATGTGGCCGGGGTTTATACATGGCCGGCATCATGCGCTGATGGCAAAGAAGTTTGAGGAAGTAGCTTCCGGTAAAGTAAAGCGCCTTATTATAAATTTAGCACCTCGGCACACAAAAAGTGAATTTGCTTCTTTTCTTTTTCCTGCTTGGTTTTTGGGGAATTATCCTAATAAGAAAGTAATCCAGACATCGAACACGGCAGAGCTGGCGGTGGGGTTTGGTCGCAAGGTTAGGAACCTTGTAGACAGTGAGCATTATGCAAAAATCTTTCCAGGGGTTGAACTGCGTGCGGATTCCAAGGCGGCGGGCCGTTGGGCAACTAGCCACGGCGGCGATTATTTCGCTATTGGTGTTGGGGGTACTGTTACTGGTAAGGGCGCTGATCTTCTGATTATTGATGACCCGCACTCTGAGCAGGAGGCAAGACTGGCGCAGGGGGATCCGTCAGTGTTTGATGGGGTTTATGAGTGGTACACATCTGGCCCGCGTCAGCGTTTGCAGCCTGGCGGGGTTATTTGCATAATTATGACACGCTGGAGTGACAAGGATTTAACGGGGAAAGTCTTAAAAAGCGACAACACGGAATGGGAAGTAATAGAGTTGCCGGCGATTTTGCCGTCCGGCAAGTCTTTATGGCCTGAGTTTTGGTCGTTGGAAGAGCTGACGGCGCTAAAAGAAGAGCTTCCAACGTATAAATGGAACGCTCAGTACCAGCAAAAGCCTACGGGGGAAGAGGGTGCGCTGGTAAAACGAGACTGGTGGCGTCGGTGGGAGCGGGATAGGCCGCCGCCGTGCGACTTTATTATCCAAAGTTGGGACACAGCCTATACAAAAAACCAAAGATCGGACTATTCTGCGTGTACTACGTGGGGGGTTTTCAATTTAAACGAGGATCCTAACGATGTGAACATCATTTTGCTGGATTCTTGGAAGGATAAGCTGGAATTCCCGGACTTAAAGGCGACGGCCAAGCGGTTTTATGACGAATGGCAGCCTGATTCTTGCATTATTGAGGCAAAAGCGGCTGGTGCGCCCCTTATTTTTGAGCTTAGGCGCATGGGGGTGATGGTTCAAGACTTTACACCTACCCGTGGCAACGACAAGTTTGTGCGTTTGAACAGCGTTACAGACCTATTTAGTTCCGGTAAAGTGTGGGCGCCGGAAACCCGGTGGGCAGACGAGATAATAGAGGAGTTTGCCAGGTTCCCGAACGCGGAACACGACGATTTGGTGGACTCTGGGGTGCAGGCGTTGATGAGATTCAGGCAGGGTGGGTTCTTGCGGCTGGATTCCGACGAGGTTGATGACGATTTAGGCTGGCGCAGGAAGCGCAGCTATTACTAAGGACTAATCATGGCAACAAATTTTGACAAGGCTTTATATCAAGCGCCGGCTGGACTCGATGTTGAGGAAATGGAGCCGGAAATTGAAATTGAGATTGATGACCCTGAGTCTGTGACTTTGGGGATTGACGGCCTTGAGATTGAAATTGAGCCAGATACGGAAGATTCAGACGAGTTTAATCAAAACTTGGCTGAAGTTATCTCTGAGGATGAGCTTCAGTCAATAGCAGCGGATCTGATTGATGACTACGAGGATGATGTATCTAGTCGTAAGGACTGGATGCAGACATATGTAGATGGCCTTGAGCTTTTGGGTATGAAGATCGAAGAGCGATCAGAACCATGGGAAGGCGCATGTGGTGTTTACCATCCGTTGCTGTCAGAGGCGCTGGTGAAGTTCCAGTCGGAGACGATTATGGAAACGTTCCCGGCGGCAGGCCCGGTCAAAACCAAGATCATTGGCAAAGAGACGCCAGCAAAGAAAGAATCTGCTGAGCGAGTTCGTGATGACATGAATTATGAGTTGACCGAAGTAATGGTTGAGTACCGGCCAGAACATGAGCGCATGTTGTGGGGTATGGGCTTGTCTGGCAATGGGTTCAAGAAGGTTTACTTTGATCCTAGTTTGGATCGGCAGGCATCTATATATGTACCGGCAGAAGATGTGGTGGTGCCGTATGGTGCAAGCAATATGGAAACCGCGCCGCGTGTGACGCATGTAATGCGTAAGACCAAGAATGAACTACGCAAGTTGATGGTGGCGGGGTTTTACAGGGATATTGATCTTCCTGATCCCAATAATGTGCTGGACGATGTTGAGAAGAAGATTGCGGAGAGGATGGGTTTCAGGGCGACAACAGATGATCGTTATAAGTTGCTGGAGATCCAAGTTTATTTGGACTTGCCTGGGTACGAGGACAAAGATGAAGACGGAAAAGAGACGGGGATTGGGCTTCCATACATTATTACTATTGAAAAAACGTCTCAGGAGATTTTATCTATCCGTCGTAACTGGCACCCTGAAGATTCGTTCAAACAAAAAAGAACCCATTTTGTCCATTATCCCTACATACCGGGGTTCGGTTTTTACGCGTTTGGTCTTATCCATCTCATTGGTGCATTTGCTAAGTCTGGCACTTCTATTATTCGTCAGCTTGTTGATGCTGGTACCTTATCCAATCTCCCTGGAGGGCTTAAAACAAAAGGTATGCGAGTTAAAGGGGACGATACCCCAATCGCCCCCGGTGAATTTAGAGATGTGGATGTGGCATCAGGAACGATTAGAGATAATATTCTGCCACTTCCCTACAAGGAGCCATCCCAAGTTCTCTTAACTTTGATGAATCAGATTGTAGAAGAAGGCCGTCGTTTTGCTTCTGCGGCGGATCTAAAAGTATCTGATATGTCGGCCAACTCTCCGGTTGGTACAACACTGGCAATTTTGGAGCGTTCGCTCAAAGTAATGTCTGCTGTGCAGGCGCGTATTCATTACGCGATGAAGCAAGAACTGAAGTTGCTTAAAGACATTATTCGTGATTACACCCCTGACGAATACGATTACGAGCCGGAAGAAGGTGGCCGCCGCGCCAAGAAATCGGATTATGACAAGGTAGATGTAATACCAGTATCAGACCCAAATTCGTCCACGATGGCACAGAAGGTTGTGCAGTATCAGGCTGTAATGCAAATGGCGGCTGCAACTCCACAAGTTTATGACATGGTGGAGTTGAACCGGCAGATGCTCGATGTTCTTGGCATCAAGAATATTGGGAAATTGGTACCAAGTTCTGAGGATCAAAAGCCGAAGGATCCGGTATCAGAAAACATGGCTATCTTGAACATCAAACCTGTCAAGGCATTCATGTATCAAGACCATCAGGCGCACATCAAAGTCCATATGTCGGCAATGCAAGATCCAAAAATCATGCAACTTGTCGGCCAGAATCCAAAAGCCCAGATGATTCAAGCGTCAATGTTAGCTCACATCAATGAGCACATTGCATTTGAATACAGAAGGCAGATGGAGGAAATGCTTGGTGTGCCAATTGATTTGCCGAACTACGAGGGCGGCGAAGAAATTCCGAAAGATATGGAAGTTGAAATCTCTCGGATGATGGCGCTGGCAGCAGACAAGTTGTTGCAAAAAGACCAAGCTGAAGCTGCTCAACAGCAGGCTCAGCAAGCGGCCCAAGACCCGATTGTCCAAATGCAGCAGCAGGAACTGGAGCTTAAGAAGAAGGAAGTTGAAATTAAAGACAAGAAAGTTATTCTTGACGCGGCGGCCAAGGCAGATCAACAAGAGATCGAACTTGCCCGCATTGAAGCGCAGAAAGAGATTGCTGGAATGCAGGCTGGCGCAAGGACTGCAAAAGACAAGGCATCGCTTGACGCGCACATGGAGTTAGAAGGAATGCGACTTGGCACACAAATAGCCAAGGAGCGCGTAGAAATGTCGCGGCCACAAACCCCGCCGGCAAAACCTAAAGGGAAGTAATTATGGACAAAACGCTTGAAGTGTTATTGGAACAGATAACGGAAAAGCGACAACAGATAGTCAATGCTGTAGCTACAAACGCTGCAAAAGACTATGCGGAGTATCAAAGACTCTGCGGGGAAATCCGAGGTCTATCACTGACCGAAGGTTACATTCTTGATTTACTTAAAAAAATGGAGTTTTCAGATGACTGAAATTGCCATCGCTACAGAAAGCGGTGAAATATCTACTCTGCCTCAAACCGCAGATGAAAAAGCAAGCCAATTGCCCGAACCGACTGGTTATCACATCCTGGTAACTTTGCCGGAAGCAGAAGAGAAATACGAAAGCGGCCTTATCAAAGCCGACGAAACCCGTCGTTTTGAAGAAGTCCTTGCTACTGTATTTTTTGTCGTAAAGCTTGGGCCGGATTGCTACAAAGATAAAAGTAAGTTCCCGACGGGGCCGTGGTGTGAGGAAGGGGATTTTATTCTCGCCCGTCCTAACAGCGGTACACGGCTAAAGATTCATGGTCGTGAATTCAGGATTCTTAATGATGACACGGTTGAAGGTGTTGTCCAGGATCCTCGCGGCATTTCCCGTGCTTAATAAAGGAGAAACATGATGCAAAACGAAATGGAGATGGAAGAATTTGAGTTCCCGGACGAAAAAGAGACTAAGCAAGAAGCGTCTCCCAAGGACGATGAGTTTGAGATTGAGATTGAAGATGACACCCCGGAAGAAGACCGTGGGCGGCAACCGCTACCTCAAAACGTGGTGGAAGATCTTGATAAAGACGAACTTGAAGAATATTCAGATAACGTAAAAACCAAACTCAAGCAGTTAAAAAAGGTTTGGCATGACGAGCGCCGTGAGAAAGAACGCGCCTTACGCGAACAGCAAGAAGCAATTGAACTTGCCAAAAGGGTAATGGATGAGAACAATTCTCTTAAAGGGCGATTAACTCATGGTGAGCAGACGTATTTAAATACGTACAAGGTAGCTGCTGAGATGCAGTTAAATGAGGCCAAGCGGGAGTACAAAGATGCGTACGACCGTGGTGATCCTGACCAGATTCTTGAGGCTCAGGATAAAATTTCTGAGGCTCAGTATAGATTACAAAAAGCCAGAGAATATGTTCCGGCTTTACACAGGCCAGAATCTGTTGTACAAACAGCACCAGAAATTCAGGAATCGCGGCCAGATCCAAAAATGATGGCGTGGCAAGAGCGCAATCAGTGGTTTGGGCGGGATCCTGAGATGACTAGCTTGGCATTAGGCTTACACCAAAAGCTTGTTTCCGAGCATGGGGAATCATATCCCTCTACTGATGAATACTGGAATAAGGTTGACAACACAATACGTCGCCGGTTTCCTGAGTATTTTGAAGGGCAGCAAGAAACGCCGTCCACAAACAGACAGCGTACAGAAAAGGCTCCATCGGTTGTTGCTCCGGCAACTAGATCTACTGCCTCCAAAAAGGTAAAGGTCAAGCAGTCAACCTTGAACATGATCAAGAAACTTGGCATATCGCCAGAAGCATACATCCGTGAACAGCGAAAATTGGAGGCCAAAAATGGCTGATAAAACACCCCGTAGTCTTGAAATGCGTAGCGTGGCAGAACGCCCTAAGCAGTGGGCACCCCCTGAGCTTTTGCCGGAACCGGACAAGCAACCAGGCTTTGCATACAGATGGATTCGCGTTTCAACTTTGAACTCGGCAGATCCCCGCAATATCTCCGCAAAACTGCGTGAGGGCTGGGAGCCAGTCAAACTTGAGGAGCAGCCAAGATTTCAACTGCTAATCGACCCCGACAGTCGCTTTAAGGACAACGTTGAGGTTGGTGGGTTGTTACTCTGCAAAACTCCGATGGAACTGGTAGAGCAGCGAAATTCGCACTATCACAAACAATCGGAAAACCAGATTCAATCTGTAGATAACAATCTTATGCGGCAAAACGATCCTCGTATGCCACTCTTTAAGGAATCGAAATCCTCGGTTTCCAAGGCTGGCTAACACATTTTTTTGGAGCTAAACATGGCTTATCCTACTGTTAGCGCCCCTTACGGCTTTAAGCCGATTAACCGTGTAGACGGCATGCCTTATGCCGGTGCAACCCGCTCGTATGCAATTGACGACGGCGCTGACATCTTCTACGGTGATCTGGTTATTCTCGTACAGGGCGAAATCGAACCCTTTACCGGCACTGCTTCCGGCTATCCAGTCGGCGTATTTGTTGGTTGCTCTTATACCAATTCGATGGGTCAAACCATCTATGGTCAGTATTACCCCGCTGGTGCTGCTGATGGCGTAGCTAAGGTCGTTGTTGACGATCAGGCTGCCTACCAAGTGGCTGTCACTTCCAACGGTACTGCGATTGATTCGACTACCACCATTGCTTCTATTGGTGCAAATATCGAAGTTGCTCAAGGTGCTGGCGGTGATACAACTACTGGTAATTCGAGCATGTCCGTAAATGCTGGTAGCGAAGACACTACAAGCACACTGCCAATCCGTATTATTGATGTGGTTCCTGCCACTGAGACTACTACGGGTTACCCGGAGTTGATCGTCAAGATCAACGTAACTCAATTCCAGAACGCCACTGGCGTGGTCTAAGGAGCTAAATCATGGCTATTTCACGTGCGCAACTACTGAAAGAGCTGCTCCCAGGCCTGAACGCATTGTTCGGTCTTGAGTATGCTCGTTATGGCGACGAACACAAGGAGATCTACGAAACTGAGACCTCCGAGCGCTCGTTCGAAGAAGAAACCAAACTGTCTGGCTTTAGTGCCGCACCGGTTAAGAACGAAGGTTCTGCAATCGCGTACGACAACGGTCAGGAAGCTTGGACTGCTCGATACAACCACGAAACCATCGCCCTGGGTTTCTCGCTGACCGAAGAGGCCGTCGAGGACAACCTGTATGAAAGCCTCTCGGCTCGTTATACAAAAGCGCTGGCCCGTGCGATGGCGTATACCAAGCAGGTAAAAGCAGCAGCAGTGCTGAACAACGGCTTCTCCAATAACTACCCCGGCGGAGACGGCGTTCCACTGTTTGATGCAAGTCACCCGCTAGTATCCGGCGGTACTAACAGCAACATCCCCGGCACACCCGCTGACCTGAATGAAACTTCTCTTGAGAACGCAGTCATTCAGATCGCCGCGTGGACGGACGAACGTGGCCTGCTCATCGCAGCTAAGCCCCGTAAGCTGATAGTCCCACCTCCACTTCAGTTCGTCGCAACTCGTCTGCTGGAAACCGAACTCCGCGTCGGTACCAATGACAATGATGTCAACGCCCTGAAGAACAACGGCTCGATCCCAGAAGGCTATACGATCAACCACTTCCTCACCGATACGAACGCATGGTTCCTGACCACCGACGTTCCTAACGGTATGAAGCACTTTGTTCGTACAGCACTGAGTCAGTCAATGGACGGGGATTTCGATACAGGGAATGTGCGTTACAAAGCTCGTGAGCGCTACAGCTTTGGCTGGAGCGATCCACTGGGTATGTACGGTAGCATCGGCGCTTAAGCCAATAAAATCAAGCACTTAGCGAGATTTGGAACCCCGCCTTGCGCGGGGTTTTTAATTGCTGTATCATTACTCGTGTCGTATAACAACAGGAGAATGATATGGATTACTCTGCATACCCAAAGGATCGCGCCGCCGCCAAAGAGATTGGAGCAAAGTATTACTTCACAGGGAAACCATGCGCTAGGGGGCATATAGCCTTACGCAAAACCAAGGGATCTTGCGTCGAGTGCGTGAAAGAAGACTGGATAGTAGATAACGCCAAGCGCAGCGAAAAGCCAAAGTCAGAGGCTGCCCGTGCCGCTGGACGGCGGTACTACGAAAAGAACAAAGAAGCAGTAAAAGCCAGGGCAAACGCTCGGCCAAAGGAAGAGGTGACGCAGTACAAGCGTAAATACAAAGAAGCTAATCCAGATCTTTACAAGGCTTTGGTAAGCCTACGCAAACGCCGGCATCGTAATGCCACCCCAAATTGGGTGAGCAAAGAAGAGAAATTGGCTATTAGGAAACTTTATATGGAGGCAATTAAGCTGAGTAAATTAACTGGCGTTAGGTATGTGGTAGACCACGATTACCCGCTTCATGGCGAGACAATTTGCGGCTTACATGTCTTGGCAAATCTCAGAATAATTACCCAAGAAGAAAACCTAAAAAAGTCAAATAAGCTTCTTGACACCCCATCTTCGTGCTAGTATAAAACCAATAATCCGGGTATATCCGGTGCGATCGAACAGTCCCGGCTGACTTCATGCAGATCGTCGCACCTAACCGCATGAGGGAAAATTCAAATGGCACTTTCTACTACCCAAAGCATCTGGCGTTCGGGCGGCGGCGATAATACTCGTACCGCATATTGTGGTTCTGGCATGATGGCTGCTCAGTTTTATGTCCCGGCAGCAAATGCATCTGGCGACAACGTCCAAGCATCTTCGACCAATACTAGCCCAGTCATTCTCCCAGCTAACGCTATTGTTACTGGCGTAATTGTTACTGGCGACGGCGCTGCTGCTGAGACATTTGACCTTGGTTATGATCAGTACGATGGTACCGGCACTCCTGATGCAAATGGTTACGTAGCCGCTGGCGCTGCTGACGCGGCAGACACTATTCAAATCGGCGCAGCCACTGCTGGCGTGGGCCAAGGCGTTCCTGTCAATGAATTGGCTTATGTAACTGGCGGCGGTACGCTAACCGCTGGCATTTCTGGCTTCATTACTTACTTTGTGCTTGATCCGCTGGCTGGTCAGCAGAACGTCTAACAGGGGGCAATCATGCGCCAAATAGTCGTTTCTACAACCACGGCTGGAGCCAGCGCGGCGATTCCGCTGGATACCTATATTGCGCCTTTCCAGGTCAGTGTAGGTATTCAGATGTCTCCAAATTCAGAAGTGTTGATTGAGCATACGTTTAGTAATGTTCTGGACGCTTCTGTCACGCCCGTTTGGTATCCAAGTGCTTCGTCTACAGCCGATCAAGGGTTGCTTTTGCAAGAGACTGGCGACGCTCTTTTGCAAGAGAATGACGATTTTATTCTGACCGGCGACGAAAACTTCGCACACTATATTGACTTCCCCGTGGCGGCAGTGCGCCTTAATACCATTCAGAATAGTGGCACGGTAACGATGACGGTGCTCCAATCTGGACGGCCCGGTTAATTTTTAGGAGAAATTCATGGCTAACGCAAAAATTTCACAACTGCCAGCAGTAACCGCGATTGCCGGTGCTGATCTTGCTGTTGTGGTTCAAGCTGGTACAACCTCGCAAACTTCTGTGGACGATATGTTCACAGACCGTACGCTAGTTGATCCACTGCTAGGTACGCCTGTATCTGGCACTTTGACTAACTGTACTGGTTTACCAATTGTTAATGGCACTACAGGCACCTTGTCGGTGGCGCGTGGCGGCACAGGCATCACTGCTTTTGGTACTGGCGTTGCAACGGCTCTTGGTCAAAATGTTACTGGTTCTGGCGCAATTGTTTTGGCAACTAGCCCGACACTGGTTACGCCGACGTTGGGTGTGGCTGTTGCTACCAGCGTTAATAAGGTAGCTATTACAGCACCTGCGACTAGCGCAACGCTGACTATTGCTGATGGTAAGACAGCGACGGTAAACAATAGCATTACGTTTGCTGGCACTGACAGCACCACGATGACGTTTCCCGGCACAAGTGCAACAATTGCCCGTACTGATGCGGCTAATACCTTTACTGGTACACAGACGTTTAGCAATGCAATTGTAACCAGTGCTCAGCCCTTGTCTGGCCCCGGCGCGGTCAATGTCACGACTGTGCTGACCGAGTTTACTTCGACAGGTACAGGCGATGCACTGACGTTGGCTAACGGTACTGCCGGTCAGCTAAAAACGATTGCGTATATAGCGGAAGGTGCTGGTGCTGATACGGGCATTTTGACTCCAGCAACTCCGCTGGGTTTTGCGACAATTACGTTTAACGCAATTGGTGATACAGCAACTTTGCAGTACACATCGGCAGGCTGGGTAATCCTGTCGGTTCGTGGCGCAACTGTGGCTTAATCGGGTGCTTTATGGCTAAGAAAACCCCATCCCTTGCGGTAGGTCGTGGCGAGAAATTGCCAGTCTCCAAAGGGGCTGGGCTTACCGCCAAGGGTCGTGCCAAGTACAACGCAGCGACTGGGAGTAATTTAAAAGCGCCACAACCACAAGGGGGAGCACGAAAGCGGTCCTTTTGTGCTCGAATGTCTGGAATGCCTGGCCCTATGAAAGATGAAAAGGGTAAGCCAACTAGAAAAGCTGCGTCATTGAAAAGATGGAAATGCTAAATCATGGAAATGATGCTTTGGAATGTGGCGCTGACATTATTGGTTGGCTTAATGGGGTGGGTGATGAACGAGAAATTTCAAGAGGTCAACAGGCTTGGGATTTTACTCAACAAAACCCGCGAAGAAGTTGCGCGTGATCATATGACGCGCCAAGAATTCCGTCAGGATATGCAGCAAATTCTTGATCGGTTTGACAGACTTGAGCAGAAGATAGACCGATTGGTCGGCCAAGAAAGGTTATTAGGATGAGAAAGCGTGAAATCAAGCGTTATAACGGCGAAGAAGACAGCTTCGTTGAAGACTATGCTTCTCTTGGTAAACGCGCCAAGCAAAAAGAATCCCAGGAAAGTGATGAGTTAGACGAGTATTTCAAGGGCAAGTATAAGCGTCCAGATCTTAATTTAGACACCATTCCTGGGCATACTACTGCTGAATATTTTGAATCCCAAAAAGCTGAAGTGGAGAAAAAATATGGATCAGGAAAAGACAAAGAAGACAGCGGCCCCAAAAGCACCGCCCCCGCTGAAACCTCAAAAACGTTCAATCAAGCATTTGCTGAAGCACGGGCTAAAGCAATTAAAGGCGGCCCTAAAACGTTTACATGGAATGGTAAAAAATATGGCACTGAGCTTGCTAAAAAAAGTTCGGAGTCTAGTAAACCTGTAGTTGCTTCCAAAACAGAAGTTCGTGAATCTGTAACAACTCCCAAAGCAACCACAAAAACCGAACAGTATCCTGTTTATAAAACAGATCGCAAAGAAAAAATAGAAGATGTTATTAAGGAAACGCCGCTGGCTAATCCAAGGGGTGGCTTAGACATTTTAAATGTGCTTCGTCGCAATCAAAGAATGGGCGCTGAAAGCATGAAAGAGTCAGGGCGACAGGCGCGGGTTGACAAGATACGTCGCAATGTTGGTTCTAACCTTGAAACTTATGGCATGAAAAAGGGCGGCAAAGTATCGTCTGCCTCATCCCGTGCTGATGGCGCTGCTATTCGCGGCAAAACCAAAGGAAGGATTTGTTAATGGCTACCAAAGGCATGACCCCTGAAGAGCGTAAGAAGTTGCTTGGTACGACGCCTAGCAAAGGAACCACCGAGGGGACTGATGCAAAATCAGCGGAAAAGAATTTGCGTCAAGAATATGAAAATATTCGTGCTGACGAAAAAGAGCGGAAAGCCAGAGAGAATTATGAAAAAAGTCTTGGCATGAAAAAGGGTGGCAAAGTGAAAAAATATGCAGATGGCGGTATGACACAGCAACCTACCTATCCTTTCTATGGGAATCAACAGTCTGCTGCTACTACTAGCCCCGGCGTTAATCAGACGGTTAATTTTGATAATGCTCAACCTCCTTCCGGCAATCCTTTCCAACTCAATCAACCGCGCCCGCAAGGCATGAAGAAAGGCGGCATGGCTAAGTCTTCTGCATCAAGGCGTGGTGATGGTATTGCCCAGAGAGGCAAAACCAAGGGGAGGGTAATTTAATGCCTAGCGTATCTAAGAAGCAGCATAATCTTATGGCAATGGTTGCCAACGACCCTGCTGCTGCCAAGCGTGTTGGTATCAAGCAGTCTGTAGGGAAAGATTTTATGAGCGCCGATAAAGGCAAAACTTTTAAGGAGAATGGTATGGCAATGATGAAGAAAGCTCCGGGCATGACTCCGATGGGTAAAGTTAAGACTGCGGCCCCTAGCCGTGATGGTGTTGCTATGAAAGGCAAGACCAAAGGCAAGATGGTTAATATGCCTGGCAACAAAGGCATGAAGGGCGGCGGCATGGCTAAGATGAAGCACGGCGGGAAATGCTGAGATGATGCCCTCACGCGGTATGGGTGATATCAACCCCGCGAAGATCCGTAAGATCAAGAAGCGGGATGGTAACGAACCTGTGACGGTCTACAAAAAAGGCGGCGAGGTTTGGGATCAGCCTCGCCCAAAAGGTCTTGGCAAGCCTAAGAAATTAAGTTCTAGCCAGAAGCAAAAAGCTAAAGATTTCGCAAGGCGAACAGGAACAAAGTATCCATCTCTTGTAGCAAATATGCAGGCCGCAAGGAAGAAATAAATCATGGCAGATAAACCTATACCTTCAGGAAATATCTTTCGTGTTGTGGACGGTAAGTATGTCCATAATAATGAAGAGATTTCAAAAGAAGAATTTTACAAACGGAAAGCTGAAGCTGACAGTGCTATGCGTGAAATGCGTGGCCTGCCTTCTAGCTCTGTTCGCGGCAAAGAGCCTTCTTTTGATGAGCGCAAAGCAAAGGCATTTGCGGATCTTGAGGGTATGAAAAAAGGCGGCGCGGTTAAATCCGCATCTTCTCGTGCAGACGGAATAGCAATTCGCGGGAAAACTAAAGGTCGAATGGTCTAATCATGCCTTTTACTACGTCCACAACTAATTTTAACCCTACACTCAATGACCTTTTGGAAGAGGCTTTTGAGAGATGCGGCCTTGAGTTGCGTAGCGGTTATGACTTTAGAACTGCACGGCGTAGCTTAAATTTTCTTTTGACGGAATGGGCCAACAGGGGGATTAACCTGTGGACGGTTGACCAAGGTCAAATTTCTCTTGTGCAAGGACAGGCAACTTATGATCTTCCTAACGATACCGTTGATTTGCTTGAGCACGTTATTCGTACTAACCCTGGCTCTGTGCCCAACCAGATTGATATCAACATTAACCGGATCTCGGTATCCACTTACTCAACCATCCCCAACAAACTGACGCAAGGCCGCCCGATTCAGGTGTGGATAAACCGCCGTTCGGGCCAGACAACGGATCTTTTGGGAGCAACCCCGCAAGTGCCGCAAATTAATGTGTGGCCTACGCCAGATCAGGGCACCAATCAAACTCCGTATTATTACTTTGTGTACTGGCGTTTGCGTCGTATGGTTGATGCGGGTAATGGTGTGAATGCGGAAGATATTCCATTCCGTTTCCAGAACGCACTGGTAGCAGGGTTGGCTTATATGCTGTCTATGAAGTTGCCAAATGCTGCTGGTCGGGTTCCTATGTTAAAGCAACAATACGATGAAGCATGGGAGTTGGCAGCTAGTGAAGATCGTGAAAAAGCGCCCCTCCGTTTTGTTCCTCGGATGATTACGTATAGATAAGGGGATGTAAAATGTCCTCGAAATATGCGTCTGGGAAAAAATCTATTGCTGAGTGCGATAGATGTGGGTTTAGATATTTACTGAAAGAGCTTAAAACTCTTACGATTAAGACAAAGAATGTCAAAATCAAGGTATGCCAAACATGCTGGGAGCCTGATCAACCTCAATTATTGCTTGGTATGTATCCCGTGTCGGATCCGCAGGCGGTGAGGGAACCAAGGCCGGACGTTAGCTACTATCAGTCTGGAATGAGTGGGTTGCAGATAACGGTTACACCTGGTACGCAGTTAGATGCTGATGGTTTCCCGGAAGGTGGTAGTCGGGTTATTCAGTGGGGCTGGAGGCCGGTTGGCGGTGCGAGTGCAAATGATGCCGGGTTGACGCCTAATTACCTGACATCTGCTGGCGTGGTTGGTGATGTAACAATTACGATTACTTAGGAGTGCAGAATGGACAAGATGAAACAAGTAGCAAAGGAAGAAGTAAAATCGCACGAAAAACGTATGCACAAGATGGCAAAGGGCGGCGTTACCAGTGAGGCTATGAAAAAACATGGTCGAAATATGGCTCGTGCGATGAACCAAAAATCTACCGGAAGGGGTCGATAATGGCTAAGTATAGCGAAAAGGTTATGGGCAAAGAGATTGGCGACGCCAGCGTCTATGCTGAGCCTCACACGATGACTGGCAAGAAAGTAACGGCTGAGGTAAAGAGTGAGTCTGGCGCATCTTGCATGAATGAAATAAATATTTCTGTTGGCGGGGTTAGTAAGGGAAATTACAAGCCTGAGAAGACAGATGGCATTGTTATGCGTGGTTATGGCGCTGCTATTAAGGGCATTAAATCTCGCGGGCCGATGGGTTGAACATGACTTATACCGAGTTAAAAGCCGCTATTCAGTCGTACACGGAAAATTATGAGGCTGAGTTTGAGTCTTATATTCCGACGTTCGTCCGTCAGACAGAGACGAGGGTATATAACACGGTGCAAATTCCTGCACTCCGCAGGAACCAAGTTGGGCAGGTAACTCAAAGCAATAAATATTTATCCGCTCCAGCAGACTTTTTGGCTGTGTATTCAATGGCGGTCATTGAGAATTATGGTCAGCCAGAAGAATCGTATACCTATTTGTTAGACAAAGATGTGAACTTTATTCGTGAGGCTTATCCAACGCCTGCGGATCAAGGGCTGCCGCTTTACTACGGGATCTTTGGCCCGACAGTGACAAACTCAATTGTTACTAACGAATTAAGCTTTATCCTTGGCCCTACTCCGGATGATGGCTACTATGTAGAGATGCACTATTACTACTATCCAGAGTCTATTGTTGATGCTGAGAATTCATGGCTTGGTGACAACTTTGATCCTATCCTGTTGTATGGATCCTTGCGCGAGGCTTACCTTTATATGAAGGGTGAGGTAGATCTTATCCAAAATGTTGAGGCTAAGTACAACGAAGCTATGGGTCAGTTGAAACGTCTGGGCGATGGGCTTGAGCGCCAGGATGCTTATCGTAACGGTCAAGTTAGAGTACAGGTAACTTAATGTCTATTCAGCAAACACTGACGAATAGCTTCAAATCAGAGATGCTGCAAGCGCAGCAGGATTTGCTTTCAGACACTTTGTACATTGCGTTGTATACGGGGTATTCAGATATTGGGCCAAGCACCACGGTATATACCACGATTAATGAAATTAGTGGAACCGGTTATGTGGCCGGCGGCATTCAATTATCAGGTGCAACAATTGCCACGTCTACAGATGGTGTGGTGTACGTAAACTTTGATAATGCGTCTTGGCCGAATGCTTCTTTTACTGCTCGTGGCGCTTTGATTTATAACGTTACTCGCGCAAACGCTTCTGTGGCTGTGCTGAATTTTGGGTCTGACAAAGTATGTAACAACCAGACATTTACAGTAACAATGCCAGCAAATACTGCAACAACGGCGCTTATTCGTTTTCCATAAGGAGTAGTCATGAACATTGAATTATCTAAAGCGATTGATGAAGTCGCTGCTACTGTAGAGAAGAAGGCCGTTGGTCTTGAGAAAGTTCTTGCGGGCGGCGTATTTCATGTCCAGTGTTTTGATAAAGACGGTAATTTAAAGTGGGAAGATTCTGCTCATAACCTAGTGGTTAATGAAGGTCTTCAGGACATGAATGACAAGTATTTTGCAGGTGTAACTTACAGCGCCGCTTGGTATCTTGGCCTTGTTACTGGCCCTGGCGCTAGCAATACTTATGCTGCCGCAGATACTTTGGCATCCCATGCCGGATGGACAGAAGATACTAATTATTCAGGAAACCGAAAGTCAGTAACGTTTGGCGCGGCATCAGCGGCTGACCCATCAGTTATTTCTAATACTGCATCGCCTTCTTCGTTCACAATGAATGGTACTACGACTATTGCTGGCGCATTTTTGACAAATGTAAATACAGGAACATCAGGCGTATTGTTTTCTGTTTCTGATTTTCAAGCGCCAGGTGATCGTTCTGTAGTTAGCGGTGACGTTCTAAATGTTACTTATACGTTTAGCTTAGATGCGGCTTGATGGAGGAAGACATGTTTAAAAAAGGCGACGTTGTGCGCGTGAAAGCTGTAATACCGCAAGGCCCAATTACTGCGATGCGCATGGATGAAGATGGCAATGTTTCGTATTTGGTTAGCTGGCAAGATATTAATGGTGTAACGCAAGAGCGTTGGTTTGAAGAGAACGAATTGACTTCGGAGTGATAAATGCCAGAAGGCGGCTGGAGCAGTGGTACTTGGGGGCAGGCTGGTTGGGGCTATTCTGTTTATGACAGGTCTGCCTCTGAATCAGCGAGCACTTCAGAAACCATTGCAGCAGCAGTTCAGTTTTCTTCTCAAGCCCAAGAGTCTTGCGTTGCAAATGATGAAGCTTTTTCTTCTGGTGTTTTTAGCCAATCAATTTTAGAAAACATCACAGCAAGTGAAGCTGTAAGCGCGGCAGCAGAATTAAATAGTGCAATAAACGAAAATTCAACAGCAAGCGAAATGGCTTCTGCTTTGGTTGATTTTCAAGTATCTGTAACAGAGGGTGCAACAGGATCAGAAACAGCATCGTCTCAAGCAAGTTTTGAGGTGTCAATAAATGAAGATGTTGAGGCAAGTGATGTAACTGTTGGCGGGTTAGTTTATAACAATGATGTAAGCGAAACAGCTACAGCTTCAGATCAGGTTGACGCAAATGTAGCAATTGGTGCTTCTGTAACAGAATCAATTACGACAAATGATGTTCCAAGTAGTTTGTGTGAATTTAATGGTTCAGTTAATGAATCTGCATTAATAAGTGAAGTTAGTTCTGCGTTAGCTGACTTTTTGGTTTCTTGTATTGAAGGTGCTAATGTAGCAAGTTTAACCGCAGCTTCCGCCAACTTTATGGCGGTTATTACAGAAAATGCTAATGCGCTAGATGCGCCTTCGGGGAAGTATTTATGGGAGCCTATAAATACTAATGAGACTTCTAATTGGCAACAGATTAATTCAAACAATAATGCTGGCTGGGGTGCTATAAATACAGCTACGGCGGCAAATTGGGGTGACATAGAAACTATACCGTAAGGAAACATCATGGCAAGCACTTATAGCAGCCTCAAAATTGAACTAATCGGCACTGGAGACCAGGCTGGCACTTGGGGCACTACCACGAATACTAATCTGGGGACGGCGCTTGAAGAGGCTATTACTGGGTCTGCTGACGTTACATTTGCCAGTGCGAACGTAGAACTCACTCTTACAAATACCAATGCATCTCAGATTGCCCGTAACCTGCGGCTTAACCTTACCGGAACTTCTGGCGGCGCAAGGAATCTATACATTCCAGCAATTGAGAAACAGTACATTGTTAAGAATGGCCTGGCAGATACAGTCACTGTTACTAATGGAACAATTGGCGGAGGGGCTACTGGAACAGGTGTAGCGGTTTTAGCGGGCGATTCAGTCATCGTATTTAACAATGGCACTAACGTTGAACGCGCTAACTCGGCGGTAGGTACGGTAACTGCCGTATCGGTTGCATCTGCTAATGGTTTAGCAGGCACAAGTTCTGGCGGCGCAACCCCGGCGTTGACACTATCTACTACAGTTACCGGAATTGTAAAAGGTAACGGTACTGCGTTATCTGCTGCGGTATCTGGTACAGATTACGCCCCAGCAACCAGTGGTACTAGCATCTTGTCTGGGAGTGGAATAGGTGGCTTTAGTAATGTGACTATTGGCACTGGTATTTCTTTTGCTGGTGGCACATTATCTGCCACTGGATCAGGTGGAGATGTCGTAGGCCCAGCCTCAGCTACAGACAACGCCATTGCCCGTTTTGATGGAACGACGGGCAAGCTGATCCAGAACTCTGCTGTGACGGTTGCTGATACGAGTGGCGATATCACTGGCGGGAAATACAATAAAGTTACCATCACTGCCCCGGCTACGGGCGCGACATTAACGATTGCTGACGGGAAGACGGCAACAGTTAATAACAGCATCACGTTTGCGGGTACAGACACGACTACGATGACGTTTCCTGCAACAAGCCAAAGTATTGCGGGTCTGGCTGTTTCTTCTCAAATTTTTACAACGGCACAAACTTTTAGAGCGGCGAGTGCGGTTAGGTCTGAGGCTGCGTCTACTCAGGATGCCGTCGTTATTGCGGGCAGAGCGGGTGGGACATCATCCTATGCGGTGACTTTAACCCCTTCAACTCTTAGTGCAAGCAGAACAGCCACGCTTCCGGATGGGGGTGGAAACTATACAGTGGGATACCAGAATGTCCCGGCAGTGGGCACAAAAACCGCTGCTTATACCTTAGCTACCGCCGATGTTGGCAAGTATGTGCAGGTAGGGGCGAGTGGTTCTATCGAGATTCCTGACAGCGTATTCGCTGAGGGCGATGTAGTCAGTGTCTTTAACAATACGTCTGGCGCGATTACAATTACTTGCACGATTACCACGGCGTACATTGCAGGCACGGATGCGGATAAGGCCACGGTCAGCTTGGCTACCAGAGGCTTGGCGACTATCCTGTTCATCTCCGGCACAGTCTGCGTTATTTCAGGAAATGTATCCTAATGGCACTGGTACTCAAAAACAGAGTTCAATCGAGTACCACATCGACGGGTACGGGGGCGATTACGCTCGGAGCAGCCGCAGCGGGCTATCAGGACTTCTCGGTTATCGGCAATGCCAATACGACCTACTACCTGATCCGAGGCACGACTGAGTGGGAAGTGGGCATTGGAACCTACACCTCGTCGGGTACTACGTTGTCCCGCAATCAGGTTATTGGGTCATCCAACAGTGGCGCGTTAGTCAACTTCTCGGCAGGCACTAAGGATGTGCTGTGCGTCTATCCTTCTGCTGCGACTCCGGGTGGTGTGCCGAACGCGGACAATAGTTCAGTGGGTACAGACTTGTCAGGTTGGCAGGCGTTTTCTGCTGCGTTGAACAATGGTGTGCAGGGTGGGCAGACGTTTGGGAATAATAGTACGAATGGAATTGTAAGTACCTACAGTTTGGTTTATACAACGGCAAGTGCGTACTTTGGTGGCGTATTAGCGCCTAATGGCGATATTCATTTTGTTCCTTATGTCGCCAACAGAGGCCAGAAAATATCAGCATCAGGTGTGGTGAGTACCTACAGTTTGGTTTATACAGCGGGAGGTGCGTACGAAGGCGGAGTATTAGCGCCTAATGGAGACATTCACTTTGTTCCATCAAATGCAGCAGTAGGTCAAAAAGTATCGGCTGCCGGTGTAGTGAGTACCTACAGTTTGGTTTATACAGCAGGTGCGTACTCTGGCGGCGTATTAGCACCTAACGGGGACATACATTTTGTTCCAAGTAGTGCCAACAGAGGACAAAAAATATCAGCAGCAGGCGTAGTGAGTACCTACAGTTTGGTTTATACAACAACCGATGCTTATGCTGGTGGAGTATTAGCGCCTAATGGGGATATATATTTTGTTCCTCGTCGCGCAGCAGTAGGTCAAAAAATATCCGCATCTGGCGTGGTGAGTACGTATAGTTTGGTTTATACATTGGCAACAGACAAATACTCAGGTGGCGTATTAGCGCCTAATGGGGATATACATTTTGTTCCGCGTAGCGCCGACAGAGGCCAGAAAATCTCAGCAGCAGGAGTTGTATCAACCTATTCATTGGTTTATACAACAAATAGTGCGTACTCTGGCGGCGTATTAGCACCTAACGGAGACATTCATTTTGTTCCGCGTAGCGCAGCAGTAGGCCAAAAAATATCTGCGGCTGGTGTGGTCAGTACCTATAGCTTGGTTTATACAACGGCAAGTGCGTACATTGGCGGCATTTTGGCTTCAAATGGCGATATATATTTTATTCCCCATAGTGGAGTTAGAGGCCAAAAAATATCTACTAACCCCGGTCAACCCCTCGGCCCCGGCATATGTCTTAGCCCATTCTTGAATAAATTATGACATTCGTACTCAAAGACCGCATCAAAGTCACCAGTACCACGACCGGGACAGGTACGTTTACGCTCGGCTTGGCGGCGGCTGGCTATCAGGACTTCTCTGGAATAGGTAATGGCAACCAGACTTACTACACCATTACTAATAACATAGACTGGGAAGTAGGGATTGGCACATATACCGTGAGTGGTACTACGCTATCTCGTGATCAGGTGTTCGCGTCTAGTAACAGCAATGCGCTGGTGAACTGGGGTGCTGGTAGTAAGGATGTGTATGTGCCACAGCCTGCTGAGAATGTGCAGGGATCTGCTGCGACGGGGGACAATAGTGCTATTGGCACGGACTTGGTGGCTTTTGAGAACTTCCAGAAGAACTTACAGAAGAGCATTAATGGTGGAGTGACGTTCAATAATAATGGCACGAATGGGATTGTTAGTACGTATAGCTTGGTTTTTACAACGTCAGGTGCGTACACTGGCGGCGTATTAGCGCCTAATGGCGACATTCATTTTGTTCCAACAGAAGCAATCAGAGGTCAAAAAGTATCTGCTTCAGGTATTGTATCAACTTATTCCTTAGTTTACACAGCAGGAAATGCCCGAGGCGGCGTATTAGCGCCTAATGGCGATATACATTTTGTTCCAAGTAGCGCCAACAGAGGCCAAAAAATATCAGCATCAGGAGTAGTGAGTACCTACAGTTTGGTTTATACGACAACATTTGCATATAACGGCGGCGTATTAGCGCCTAATGGAGATATACATTTTATTCCTCAGAACGCCAACAGAGGCCAAAAAGTATCTGCATCAGGCGTAGTAAGTACGTACAGTTTAGTTTATACAACGTCAAGTGCTTACACTGGCGGCGTATTAGCACCTAATGGAGATATACATTTTGTGCCGCGCAGCGCAGCAGTAGGGCAAAAAATCTCAGCCGCCGGGGCAGTCTCGACTTACTCTTTGGTTTATACAGCAGGAGAATACCAAGGAGGTGTTATTTCTCCAAATGGTGACATTCATTTTGTTCCAAATAGTGCTCCAGTAGGCCAAAAAATATCATTTGATGGTATTGTGTCCACTTATTCTCTCATTTATACGGGAAGTGAAATTTATTCTGGCGGCGTATTAGCACCTAATGGAGATATACATTTTGTGCCGCGCAACGCAGCAGTAGGCCAAAAAATATCTGTAGCGGGTGTTGTTTCTACCTATTCTCTTGTCTATACAACAGTTAGTGGCGCATACGAAGGAGGCACTTTAACTTCTGGTGGTGAAATTTATTTTGTGCCGCGTACCGCAGCAGTAGGCCAAAAAATCTCCACCTGCGCTGCCATTCCTTTCGGCGTAGACACCTGCATTAGCTCATACCTAAACAAGTTTTAAGGATTCAACATGGCATACGTTGTCAAAGACCGCGTAAAAGTAACGAGCACAACGACTGGTACTGGCACGTTCACGCTGGGTTCTGCCGTGGCTGGATTCCAAGACTTCTCTGCGATAGGCAACGCAAACCAGACCTATTACTGCATCACCAACGGCACTGATTGGGAAGTGGGCCTTGGTACGTACACCGTCAGTGGCACAACCTTGTCCCGTGATACGGTGTTCGAGTCGTCCAACAGCAACGCAAAGGTTAACTGGGGCGCGGGTACGAAGGATGTGTTCGTCACTTACCCGGCAGATGCAACACAAGGCACGGTTCCTACGGCTGACAATAGCAGCGTGGGAACAGACTTAGTGGCATGGACGAATTTGAAGAAACAGTTAGATGCTGGTGTGGTGAATGGTGTGCCGTATGCCAATGGCAATACATCAGGAATGGTGAGTACTTATAGTTTGGTTTATACAATAAACGATGCGTACGTTGGCGGCGTATTAGCGCCCAATGGCGATATACATTTTATACCTCGTAGCGCAGTTGTAGGCCAAAAAATAAATTCATCAGGTGTAGTCAGTACATACAGTTTGGTTTATACAGCGTCAGATGCGTACTTTGGCGGCGTATTAGCCCCTAACGGGGATATACATTTTGTTCCGCGTAACGCCAACAGAGGCCAGAAAATCTCAGCATCAGGTGTGGTAAGTACGTACAGTTTGGTTTATACAGTGTCAGGTGCGTACACTGGTGGCGTATTAGCGCCTAACGGTGATATACATTTTGTACCGTTTGCTGCAAATAGAGGCCAAAAAGTATCAGCAGCAGGAGTTGTTAGTACTTATAGTTTGGTTTATACAATAAACGATGCGTACGTTGGCGGCGTATTAGCGCCCAATGGCGATATACATTTTGTTCCTCATTTTGCAAACAGAGGGCAAAAAATATCAGCAGCAGGCGTAGTAAGTACGTATAGTTTGGTTTATACAACAACATCTGCTGCATATGCTGGCGGCGTATTAGCGCCCAATGGAGATATACACTTTGTTCCAAACTGGGGGGCAGTTGGTCAAAAAATATCAACAGCAGGAGTAGTTAGTACTTATAGTTTAGTTTATACAAAACTCTCTGCGTACCGTGGCGGTGTATTAGCGCCTAATGGAGATATTCATTTTGTTCCTGAAGACGCCGACAGGGGTCAAAAAATATCAGCATCAGGTGTAGTGAGTACATACAGCTTTGTTTACAGTGTCAATAATGCGTACTTTGGCGGCGCATTAGCACCTAATGGAGATATTCATTTCGTTCCTCATAATGCCAACAGAGGCCAAAAAATCTCCACCAACACTCAACGCAACATAGGATATTGCCTTTCGCCGTTCTTTAATAAATTCTAATAATAATTCACTCAACCACAGCAAGGAGAAAAGATGTACAACAGAGATAAAATCATTGCAACGATGCAGGAAATCTACGACGAATCCAAAACCATAAAGCCTTACGTCGTGATTGCCCAGCCAAGAAGGAACTTAGAAGAAACCGCAGCACAGAATTTTGATGGCTACGATGGATTGCATATAGACCTGATGGGCTTTTCTCATGGG